CATTCCTGAATGCAAGGCCAAAGCAATTGCGAGAACTGCACTATTTCGTGCTGAGCGTCGGCCTTGCCCCTGAGATCCATAAAATGCAGTGCCGATCGCAAGTTGAAGCTGACAACGAAATCCTGCCTGATCGCGTAGGGAATCATGTCTCTGGCGTGCTCCTCGGACATCCCTCGCTCCATTGCATTGCAAAATGCAACAGCAGCCTCGAGCAAAATAAAGCTATCGACCTTGCGCTGGTCCTCGGTGTACTGATAGGACTTGCCTTTGCGATCATGATACTCGCCGGCAGGTCGAAGATAGAATACGTCTTCGATTTTTCGCCTGCCTTCGGCTAGATCGATGATCCTCTTGCCGGTGTACCGTCCCGACTGCACGTCAAAGCTGACGCCCACGCGATGGGTGCGGGCCTGCTGCATCACCGAATGCGGGAACCCGGCCACGGCCAGGCTGATCTGCGGATGCTCTAGGCATCCGTAGTGCCCTCGCTCGCCGGCTAACAGTCGCTTGACCGCAATCTCACCGGACAGCCGCTCGCTGGGTGGATCGAGGCAATCGATCACCGAATCCTCGCTGTAGTCCTGGTGCAATGCCAGCCACACAAGCTGTTGCGGGCTTTCGGTGGCACGGAGCGTTTTAACGCGGAATCGTGAGTCCATTTCAACCACGGCTCGGCTGAACGCTCTTGTCCATGTTGTAGCGGCCAGTCTGCGAGTAATCACGCAGCGGCGCCGACAGCATTAGCTCGAACTTCTTCTGTCCGATGTTCATGCCGTGCCACAGCTTCACCGGGTGCAACTGGCGCAGGCAATGCAGTTCCATTGTCAGTCGGCTGCCATACCACCCGGCATCGCAATAGCCGCAAAGCGCGTGACTGATGCCCTCGCGGCCACGGCTTGACTTCAGGACGAACTGGGCACAGATGTCGTTCGGCAGGTTGAAGGTCTCGATCGTCTCGGCCAGGATGAACTGCCCTGGCTGTAGGTAGAAAGGATCCTCCTTGGTGGTGTGCGCAATCGACACCGCTCTGAGCTCGTCGTCGACGGCATCCTCGACCATGATCGTGGGCCCAAGCCGAACATCCAGGCTGGCCGGGTTGATCAAGTTCGGATCGTAATCTTCAACCATTCCATAGATTTGACAATAGCGGGCAATTTCGTGGTCAGGTAAGATCATGAGTCTTTTGATTCCAGCGAATTATGGCATATCGATACCAAGTTCGTCCATGATTTGCGCTGTCATTTCGTAATGTTTCTGTTCGACAGCGCCCGCCTTGTGTCCAGTCGTGGCAAGGGCCAGCTCGACCTCCAGGTGGGCGATCCGCTTGAGAGATTCCATAAGCGTCCTCTCTAGGATGAACACCTGGCGAATCAAGGTGGCGGTCAAGTCCAGCAATTGCTGCGGATCCTTCAATCCGTGTTCCCGAGTCGACCGAACCATGAGCTCGCACTCGAGTTGAACACCTACCGGCAATTCAGGAATCATGGACGACGCCAGCAGCATGCCTCAATCTACTCGACCGTATATCGAGGAACGTATCGAGCACGACGGTTCTGTTTCGTATTGCGTCCACGGGCGCGGAATGATGTTCTGCCACCGAGACCGATGGCAGGCAGACGTGAAATTGCATTACATGCAGTGGTCAGTCAGTAGTCCCAGCGCACCCTAGGGCGCCCCTTTCGTATTCCAAGATGCACAAAGCCCTTGGGGGCACCATAGCCAAGGCTATACGCCCAATTCCTGTCGCACCATTCTTGCACTTTGTAAATGTCTGCACCATCGATATAAAAATCAACAGCTCCAACGCTTGGTGCGTCGTAGAGGTGCTCTGAGCTGCTCGCGCCGCCAACGGCCCGGTTCACGGCCGGGGGCCTGTATCCCGAGGTGATGATGATCGGCTTGCCACCGAACGCAATCCGCACTCGCTCGAGGAACGTAGCCAGCTCGGCGGCCGTGTCCACCTGATGCTGGTGGTCGAATCGCCGAGCCTCCTGCCCGAGCGCGAATTCGCCAAGGGTGATGTGCGGCGTGATCCGTGCGGTGAACGGGCTGCTGGGCGACAGCTTTGCCGGTTGCTGTTGCATCTCCGGGAGCCCCCACAGCCGGCCCTCGGCCTGTCGCCGCCGCAACAGGCCAGCTTCGACGCTGGTGCCGGGGTTGCGATACAACAGCATCGCTGCTGGCACCCCTGCCCAGTCCTTCTCTTTCAGGCGCTTGCTGATCGTCTCAAACCCAGCAGCGCCATAAAACCCGCTGCCGAGGTTGTAAGCGAAGCTGATCAGGGCAGACTGCTTGTCTTCAGACATCGCGTTCCAGAACGGAACAGTCGCCCGGAGCTTCTCGACAATGCGCTCGATCTCAAGATCAAGGAGCTTGCTGGCTTCGATGACGGTGATCTTGTCGCCGCGCTGCACCTTGCGGCCATCGCTGTACCTGGTGGTGCCATAGCCGATGGTCCAGGGATCACCGCCGCTGAGTGGGTCTGGGTAGGCCGATAGATGGCAGCCCTCAAATTCTTTGATAAGTTTTGCTGCAGATTCGTAATTATGCAACTTGCCGCCTTGCTGCCAGGTTTTGTACCAGGCTTGGTCCCTATTCAAAATTGCAGGCGCAACCTTTAATAGTTCCGCTTCCAATTCAGAGATAGCAGCCATTTGATGTGGCGTGCCATGCTTGTAGTACCGAAAAAGTTCGATCAATTTGACCATGGTGACTTAATGCTCATGGGACCACCCAGCAGCCGGCTCTCGCCAGTCTGCAGCTCATCATTCACCGGTTCATGAGTGATGACTGGCTGTGGCTCCGCCGGCTGGGCGGCGTGCCAATCTGCCTCAGCTTGATCGATCTTGGCCGGCAGGGTCAGCTCGAACCACCACCGGCGCCAACCGATCTCTAGCGCTTTTTTGCCTTCAGGAGATTCAGGATTTGAAACATCAATTGAAGAATGCTGTTACTTTTGAGAGGCGACAACGCAATCAGTTCGCTGGCGGCAGCGACACAGACCCAGAAAGCTGGATGGTTCAGAAAATCCACGATTGCTACCGTGTTGTGGTACTTCTATCGTAGCCGGTTGATCTGGTTGCGCTGGCTACATTGAATCCACTGCGGCCCAGCGATGGTTCAACCGGGCGATGAAATAAATTTTTTTGATACAAGGGCTAAAAAGGCTCGGTACAAGCAACATGTCTTAAATTTTTGGAACAATCAGTGCGCTTATTGCAAAGAGCCGCTTGGTCGCTCTGGAACTCTTGATCACATTGTGCCTCGCTCCAAGGGAGGCGAGACGGTTCGATCCAATCTGGTGGCATGCTGCTACTCGTGCAACACCAGAAAAGGATCGCTGTCAGAATGGAGGGAATGGTTTAGGGCCCAAAATTTTTGGACCCAAGATGCGGAAGACGCTTTAGACTTATGGCTCAACGGCTAAGTTCTAGCCTTAGAATACGTTGACCCTGGTCGTCTACCCTGTCCTCAAGCGCCGTAATTTGCTTTTCAAATCGAGCCTGGCTTTGCAGTAGGTCGTCCAGCCGTGATGGCACTGTATAAACCAGGTAGCCGATGCCACCCATAGTGGCACCAGCTCCAATCACAATCAATCCAGCTAGCGCTTCCTGCCGAACGGAGCGCCAAAATCCAGGTTGCGCGTCCATGGCAGGCAGCAATGGCAGGAGTCAGTCTACCGACCCTGCCCTCTCAGCTTCTTGCGACCTCGGCGCCGAGGCCGAGATCGCGCTCCCTGCCCAATCGAGGTGGTCTTCGGCGGACCAGCTTGATGCTCGATGCGTGCGGTGCCTTGTTTGCTGCGGACGGCCATGGATTAGTGAAGGTGACTACGGCTCTTTGGGTTTCTCATCCCAAGGAGCCGGTTTGCTGAGAACGCGAGCAACCGCCGGATCATATTTGCCCGGTCGTTGCAGACGCTTCAGGAGGCGATCAAAGTTTTCAGGGCTGAGCTTCATTAGTGAGTAGGTCTACGGTGTCTGGGGCCAGTTGATGTCCCACGGAAAACCAACCTGAGCAGTCACATCCCGCAATTCCTGGCGATAGGTGGCCCACACAGCAGCATCCACGGGGGCGTCAGGGAGCTGGGTCCAGTCGCAATCACTAAGGCGCTGGTTGCGGTCGGTGCGGGTGGCTTTGCCCTGCTCGGCGTCCTTGGCAAAGCAGTAAGCCTCGTATTGCTCAGAGGCAGTATGCACCACGCCTTTGTCGTCGGTGTAGTCGTGGAAGACCGGGCCGGCAATGTAGTGGGTAAACCACTGGCCATTCACCTCGACCACGCCATCACGCTGGCTGTACTGGTAAGGCGGCACTGTGGTGGCCTGAGGCCCTTCGAGCACCGGGTC